TTCTTGCCTGAGACCCGATTGGTAAATCGATTCTACTTTCGTAGCAGCACCACCTGTGTCTCATCACCTTATCCAGCATTTGCCAGAAAGATTATTCAGTCACTCCCGACGTAACCGTCGTTACATTTGTATCATAGTATAATTATAATACATTGTCAACCCATGAATCAGGCAATTTCCCAAATTTGTTTTGCCAGTGTAGGTAAAAAGGTCTCATAACTGTCCTTGCTTCATACAAAATCTCTTCATCTATGTCTATAAGGTCACTTTCCCACTGATCTTTCAACCACTCAAGGCGAGGAGCACGACTTCCCATGTCTGGAACGTAGCAATTTTGGTGAACTTTGGTAATTTTATGTGATAAGAAGTCCGAAAGTCTCTCCAACTCGTCTTTTTTTGTCCAAAAATCTTCCATGATTACAAAATGACAATTTTTCTCACCAAAAACTTTTTGATACTTCTCAAAAGTTGACAAATATTCGCAATTTGGCGAAAAATGACCTTTTTTCAACTTGTAAAGAAACAATTTTTTGTGATTTTTTGATTTTCTCCAAATTCTTTCCTTCAAATCATCACTTCCATCAATATTTTTGACTATACCACTTCCAACTTCTGAAAAAAATCGACGAATTGGGTCACGAAACTGAAAAGTGACTTTTATTTCAAAAAATTCTTGTAAAATTGGTGTAATTTTTTGTAAAAACTCGATTGGTAGTGAAAAATTGAAATTTGAGAAGTCTGAAACGGACTCATACTCCCATCTTATAGCTTCCCAGTGTCTTCTATAGTATTCGATGTAATTTTGAATTGTATATGGTGCTTTAAAATACTGTTCTAAGAAGTGTGGGTCAAAATGCTTCACATATTGATTTCTGACGGATAAAACTTGTCCCATTGGAGAATCTACTTTCTTCTGTGGAGCATCCCAATCAGAATCAATCAAAGATTGATCAAAATCATTTGAATATACTTTTCTCAGATATCCAGATTCTTTTTGGTGACCACAATGACAATATTTTTGATGATATGACAATGTGTACAAAAAAGGTGTTGTGGCAGACCAACCAGCACCAGGATTTAATAATAATTTCACTTCATTCCCCAAATTTGGATTGCACGTCGTGGATACGGTGCAAAAGGTGATACTTGAGTTACGCTATGAAACTCTGACTGATCAACTATTGCAATAGTGCCTGGTTTTGGTATCTGTCCATGTATATCGCCAGTTTTATTGTCTTGCCACAAAAATAAACCACCCCACTCCTTTTTCCAGTCATTCAAATACAAGGTTGCACCAAAAACATACTTTTTATCTTCGTGCCACTGAACTCCTGAGTTGTGTAACCAGTAATGATAGTTTAGATGGTATTTGTCATGTTTTACCAAAGGTAGATGTTTACGAACTGCTGCAAGCACTTTCAGCTTGAGACCTTTTGATACCTCTGACGCTAAACAAGTGCCAGGTATACCTTTATACAAATAAGGATCCCAGTTGTTGTTACTGAATGTCCAAGACTCCTCAGTCAATCTAAAATCTATCTCACCATTACAATGTGCTAGTAATTCTGGTGATAATACATCATGTATTATCTTCATTGTAACCACTCCTCAGGTATACCACCGAATAACTCGGCATAATCATCATAATACTTCTTACATGCTATTCTACCACCTGCTGCCAACTCATCTGTAAGAGGAAGCACATCAGATGCCCATTGATCCTGTAAATATTGATGTTTCGGTGGATTTATTCCTAAGTCTGGAACATATACACATTTTGCTATGTCTCCAAGTTTATATCCTAAAAAAGAAGACAGTGAGTCTTTTGTTTCCTTATCACCTGCAAACAATTTTTCCATAACCATGTGATGCACGTTGTCTTTGCCCACTACTTCTACAAATTTCTTGTATAAGTGTGTGTAGTCTGATGGGGTGCGTTTTTCCTTTCTATTATATCTTATCATATTTCTCTCAGTCATTTTGTAAGAGTCACCGTCAACCTTTTCAATCCCATCATTCATGTAATCCCAGTTCTCCGTGGGGTCTGTACTTTCAAGTTTTTCAGTAGACCTCTCAGTTCTAAATCCTGAGTTTTTTGTGTCACTATAAACATTACAACCTCTTCTATCTTTATCTGAACCATCAATGTCATTATATTTTCGATAATTACGTAAAGACCATATTCTTTTTACAGGATCTCTGAATATCATAACAACTTTGATATCAAAATACTTCTGTAGGATTGGTATGTTCTTATTCAAGAAGTCTTGACTCAACATACCGTTTGAATTATTGAAATCAACAAGTGATTGATAGTTATCCTTTATATTCTCCCAATGTGCCAAATGATAGTCCACATACTTCTGTATAGTGAATGGTTGAGACATAAATTCTTTCTCAACACTAGGTATCATCTCCCCACCAATTACTTTGGGGTTATTAGACACCAACTCAGGTGGTTTTGAATTGGAAGGGTTGTCTACGTGCCATCTATATCTTTTAGTTCTATATTCTACCTTCTTTCTAAAATCCCTATATGCATGTAACTTCCAGTTGTTCTCATATATGCTATGCTCACTACCTGGCCACCAAACTTTATACTTTCTTAGTTCTTTCTCAGGAGTATCACTTATTTCATGACCTTGTTTAGTGGCACTCCACTCAAAGTCCATGTATTGAAGGAAACCATGTTGTTGTGCCTTCCAACTATGACAATAGTCATTTGTCCACGACAATGTGTACAATAATGAAGTTGTGCCTGAAAAAGGTGTACCTACACCAAATAATAATTTAGGCTTGTGTCCACTCGCTAGGGATTGATCCAAATGTTGCTGCATAATTATCGTAGGTAGTTTTCAAATACTGTCTACCTTTCGCTTTGAGTTCATCAGTTATTTCAACTTTGTCAGTTGACCACTGGTCTTGGAGATATGGATGTTGTGTGGCATTGATGCCAGACTCAGGGACATACGCACAATTAGCAAGATTTACAATATCAAAACCTAAGAAAGTAGATAGTGCATCTTTCGCTGCGGTGACTCCACCAAATAATTGTTCCATGACAGTAGCATGAACATTACCAGCACCTAATACATCAACAAACTTTGTGTATAGTTCTGCGTAGTCTTCATCAATTGTCAGTGATGTCTTCTTCGTGCGAATATTTATAGGTGCATATTGTGATCCACCATTTCTGTTACTTCTATAAGTAAGGAAATTTTCAAACCAGTTCTCTGGTTCCATAACTGTTTTTGCTTCGATACCATACGCTCTGTTGTTTATTTCATTTAATTCACGATCTATTAGTGATTTCTTTTGACCACTTACACTTGTATATGGATCATCATAGGCAGTTGATACACCCACAGTGGTTTGTTCATAAAACACTCTATTAGTGTATCTTCTACTATTCATCATTGACCAGTATTTACGCACAGGGTCTCTGAATATCATGATCACCTTTACATCAAATGATTCTTGTAATTTGGGAATTAGTATTGAAAGTGCTTCTTCAGTGAAACCCGCAAATGAACCAAAGTCAACCAATGATTGAAAATTATCTTTTATTTTTTCCCAATGTGCTAACTGATAATCAATATATTTTTGAACTGTGAAAGGTGTTGACATAAGTGCCTTTTCAGTTGCTACATCCATGTCACCGTTTACAAGAGTGTTTGTGGTTGATATCTCTGGTGGTCTGTTACCATTAGGATTATCCATTCTCCAAGCAAACTTTGATACTCTCTTTTTTGCAATTTCTCTATATAACTTACGTTTTTTGAGTGTGTCTGGTTCAAATGGTTTTAGATCTATGCCACCACTTTCTCCAGCAACAAGAGATAGATAATCTTTAGAGGTGGGATTCCAACCATGGCAATAAGCATTATCTACGGATAGTGTGTATAATAAGGAAGACACTCCAGAAAAAGGAGTTCCGACTCCCAATAGTAACTTTGGTTTGCTCATGAGAATTTATTTTAGTGGTTGCTCTTGGACATGGGGTAATGAACTCGAAAACAGAGATGATAGATTTAGTAAACTCATATGTAATAGACTAAATGCGACAGAGGTGAATAAATCAAAATCTGGTTGCAGTAATTTTTATATTATGAGAACATCTCTAGAAGAGAATCCAAAGGATTATGATATAGCTATAATTCAACTTACATTGAGGAATAGAACCGAGTACTATGATACAAAATCTAAACGATGGGCAAATGTCCATCAGAGTTTGCTTAGAAAAGGTTCACCTCATCATAATAAACCCCACGAAGACCATATAGACTGGTGGACAGAGTATTACAAGAATATTTATAGTAGTGAGTATGGTTTTGCATACGAGAAACTTGCATACACAGCAGTAAAGGGTCATTGGGGGTCAACTCCTCTTATCATTACTACGATTAATGCAGATGGTGAGTCATATGACCTTCGATTAGAGGATAAGAAATATCCAAGACTACCAAAGAGACATCCAAACCGTATTGGTCATTGGATGATCGCTAATGATATCATGAAACTCATATGAAACCGAAATTAGTATTGAGTGCTGGCACAAGTTGGAGTGGTACAACACCCTTGTACTATACGTTCGCTGTAAATCACAAATTGTGTCATGGTGGTCATGAAAAAGAGCACGGTTACTTGCACTTGCTTGATTTGACTGAGCAAAACAAAACAATTGACAAAATAAAATTTTATTCTAAATTTTTCAGACCAAAGTGGTTAGATAACCCAGATGGTAGTGGTAGAAAAGGACCTGGTCGTAAACATCCTCTTGTAAACCAACATAGTCCACTTGTCAAAGGACTATGGACACAGGAAGAGTTGAAAAAACATTATACATCGCCATTCTCGATTGAAAAGTACATTTCGTACTATAAAAAGCACTGGTCACACATAAAACACGAATATAAAGCAGTTGCAGATTTTTCAAATCCAAATTCTAACCTATCAGATCAATTTTTACAAAAATACGCTCCAATACTAAAAGAGCACTTCGATATTACTGTTGTGATGATTTTTAGAGATCCAATTCGTAGATTTTGGTCTGTCATCAATGCGAGAAGACCAGATAACATAGAAAAACTGTTTTTTGAGTGGTCACCAGATATTTGTTACTCCACACTCTACAAAAAGTGGAAAAAACACTTCAATGTCAAAATAATCGTTATGGAAGAATTCTGGGATGGCAAACCCAACGAATTGATGGGATATTTGATTGACAATATCTATCCAAACGCATATGTACCCGATCTTGGAATAAATGCACCTCACATTTCATATTTGAATGATCAGTGGGAATCTGACATTGAAGTATTGACTCCTGAGATCATTGAGAGAGCAAAAGTTGTATTTGCCCCAATTTACAAAAAATGGTATGATACATTTGGATATATACCACAGTCATGGACACATAATGAAAAAACTTTGGGAATGGATTGTAGGTGAGTACAGACTTTGGAAAATGCGTAGGGAAGACCCCTACATTTATGAAGATGATGACTAATGATTGGATTTAGTGAAGGTTTCCATGATGCTGCTGTCGCAGTTGTCAATAATGGAAAAATTTGTTATGCAGCACACTCAGAAAGGTATTCAAAAAGAAAACACGATAAACACCTTGATTTGACTGCAGCGTCAACTGCTATGCTGATTGATCAATCTGGTGTAACTGCTTTTTACGAAAAACCGCTTTTGAAGAGGACAAGGCAGTTTTTTGCAGGTCAAAAGGCGTGGAGAAGAGAAAGACACCTCGCATTGAAACCTAACTTGTATTTTGATCATCACAAATCTCATGCTGCAGCAGCTTTCCAAACATCATTGTTTGATGAGGCAGCATGTGTGGTTGTCGATAGTATCGGTGAATGGGACACTACATCTATATGGACTGCGGAATATAAAGACGGAAAAGCAGTTTATAGGAAAAGATGGTCACGCACTTACCCATATTCAATAGGATTGTGGTATTCTGCACTTACGAAGTGGGCAGGTCTGCGTCCGCTTGATGAAGAGTATATTTTCATGGGAATGGCAGCATTCGGTGATCCAGTGAATATGAACGTAGTTGAAAGACAATTATACAAGAATAATCATAAAGGATGCAGATTAGGAAATTATAAGAAAGAAGATATCGCAAAAAGTGCAGAAAGAATATTACAACTCGAATTGAACACTATATTTGCAAAAGCAGCAAAATATAGCAAACACATCTGCTATGGTGGTGGAGTCGCTCTCAATTGCGTTGTAAACAGTGGTTTGAGGGAAATGTACAATATGTGGATTATGCCGAATCCTGGTGACGCTGGAGGTGCTCTAGGAGCAGCATGTCTTGCATATGGTGGTAGAGTTCAGTTTACACCGTATACTGGATACAATATACAAAAACTATGCGATCCTAGGAGAGTTGTAGATGCATTACTCGAAAAAAAAGTCGTGGGCATTGCAAATGGCCGTGCTGAGTTTGGTCCTCGTGCTCTCGGTAATAGAAGTCTACTGGCGGATCCGAGACAAGCAGACACCAAAGACTTAGTGAACGAAATCAAAAAAAGAGATAAGTTCAGACCTTTTGCACCTGCTGTGCTTGAAGAACATGCTCAAGACTACTTTGACATGCCACCTCATTCAAGATATATGTCATATGTTTATAAGTGCAAACAACCACATGCCATACCTGCTGTTGTGCACGTCGATAATACTGCTAGGGTACAAACAGTCCCAGAGACATCTGAAAGCATACTGAGACCGATTTTAGAGTGCTGGTACGAGCGTACAGGATGTCCTGTATTATTGAATACATCATTGAATGTAAAAGGTAAACCAATAGTAAATACTTGGCAAGATGCAGAGATATTCTCAAAAAAGTATGGTGTGATAGTTTATTGATGAAAATTTTATATAATGGTTGCTCTATTACATGGGGAGATGAACTTACAGATCGTGAAAATCAAAGATACAGTAGATTGGTATCAAATCACTATGGTGCAGAAGAAGTAAATTTAGCGTGGAATGGTATAAGTAATGACCGCATTGTAAGAGAATCTATCGCATATCTTGATAAAAATCCTGTTGACCTTGTTGTGATTCAATTTACTTTACATACAAGGATAGAGTGGTTTAAGAAAGATGGATCTATATTGGATATGCATATACACCAAAAAAGACACCCTGCTCCTTTTTACTATAAGTGGATATTCAATGATTACAATGGTATTGAGAATATGTGGAAAAATTTAGTTCTCTTTGACACATACTGCACACAAAAGGGTATAAGGTACATTCCTCTTTTAGCAGATCACCACCAAAAGGAATTAGAACTCAAAAATAATTGGCAAGAATTATATCACGGTAAACCACTTACTCATTTACACAGAGGTGTTTTGAAAGGGTATATACCTGAAAATTTCACACTTTCAAATAATCATCCAAGTGTGATAGGACACAAAGTTATTGCAGAAAAAATTATCGAGTTGATAGACGCTATATAAAGTGTTATAATGATTTTGACTGACCTCTAATTATGGCTAAAGGATTTAAAGTGGTAACTAAACCACCAACTGATGAGAAAACTTTTGATATTGAAAAAGCAAAAGAATTACTAAAAGGAAAAAGTATTGTGTTTTGTCTACCTGGTAGACAAGTATCATACATCTTCCTAAAGAATTTCGTATCACTTTGTTTTGAGTTGGTACAAAATGGAGCAAATATACAAATATCTCAAGACTACAGTTCCATGGTGAACTTTGCTAGATGTAAGTGTCTTGGTGCAAATGTGCTCAGAGGACCTGATCAACTACCTTGGGATGGTAAACTCAACTACGATTATCAACTATGGATTGATAGTGACATCGTATTTACAAATGAAAGTTTCTATCGTGTCATGGCAATGGATAAAGATATTGCAGGTGGATGGTATGCTACAGAAGATGGGCAAACCACATCATGTGCACATTGGTTAGAAGAGGATGATTTCAAAGAAAACGGTGGTGTTATGAATCATGAGATGGTTGATGGTATCGTAAAGCGTCGTAAAGCATTCACAGTTGACTATACTGGGTTTGGTTGGTTACTTATCAAGAAAGGTGTGTTTGAACATAAAGAAATGACCTATCCATGGTTTGCTCCACAAATGCAAGTATTTGATTCTGGTGAAGTACAAGATATGTGTGGTGAAGATGTCTCGTTCTGTCTTGATGCAATCAAAGCAGGTTTTGAAATATGGATAGATCCACAGTGCAGAGTAGGGCATGAGAAAACTAGAATCATATAGATAGCGGTGATGATAAACATTACGAATATGGAATTATATGATATCTACATCGAAGGTGACAAGGAATACAGTTCTATAACGGAAGAAGAAATGCTAGAGATTACTCAAGATTTAGCACAGGATTATTATAAGAATGGTTTCCCTCATCCTGATGAAATAGAGGTCAGATATCTAGGACATGAAGACGACCCTCAGTAAGAGGGTCTTTTTTTGTCTCTAAATAATGATAAATATACCCAGACTACAAATATCTAGTGCCAGCACAGACTTTTTCACAGGGATTCAAAGATATTTCTTTATCCTTTAAAAAGCATCCAGTTACAAATGACATCTTGGTTTTGAAAAACGAGGATGCCATAAAACGCTCTGTGCAAAATTTAGTTCGTATAAATTTCGGTGAAGTATTTTTCAATAGATTAGTTGGCACAAAAGTAAGTGGATCATTATTTGAATTGGCAAGTTCAGATTTTGTTGATCCTATGAAATCGGAAATAGAAACAACTCTAAACAATTTTGAACCAAGAGTAAAACTAACTGATGTTGATTTTATATCAACTCCAGATCAAAACTCTCTTGAAGTAACTATATTTTATGACATTGTTGGACTTTCTGCTCCAACACAAACAGTCACATTCGTTCTAGAACCAACAAGGTTATAATGGCACTGCAACAGTTTACCAATCTAAATTTTGAAGATATAAAAACTTCAATAAAAGATTACCTAAGACAAAACTCAAACTTCTCAGATATGGATTTTGAGGGTTCAAACTTGTCTGTCCTTGTAAATGTACTTGCATATAATTCATACACAACAGCTTACAACACGAATGCAATTGTAAACGAAACATTTATTGATAGTGCAACGCTTAGAGAAAATGTTGTATCATTAGCAAGAAATATAGGATATGTTCCACGTTCTAAAAGAGCAGCAAGAATGCTCGTCAACTTTACTGTTGTAGGACTGAATACTGAAACTACATCGATTACATTCCAACCAGGTTTATTTGGAAACGGTACAGTTTCAAATATAGATTACTTATTTTCAATACCCCAAAAAGTAACCGCTACTGCATCAGCAGGTGAAGCGTCTGGTGCGATTGAATTATTTCAAGGACAATACCTTGAAAGTAGATTTGTTGTAAATGATTCATTACCAAATCAAAGATTTATACTTCCTAATAATGGTGTTGACACATCAACTATAAGAGTAAATATAAAAGAAAATAATTCTAGCACAACCGCTACTGAATATAAAGTAGTAGATAATATTGTTGGTATTACATCTTTGTCTAACATATATCTTCTTCAAGAAACAACAGATGAGAAGTATGAGGTTTTGTTTGGTGATGGTATATTTGGATCTAAACTAGAAAATGGAAATGTAATTGATATTTCATACATCAAGACAGAGGGAAAAGAAGGTAATGGTGTATCAAGATTGGTTTTTTCTGGTGTGATTACGGATCAAGACAATATAACAGAAACAAATACAACTTCAATAATTAGTCCTCAAACTCCATCTGAAAATGGAGATGATATAGAAGATCTCAGAAGTGTGAGATATTATGCACCTAGACTCTATTCATCACAGCATAGAGCTGTTACAGCAAGTGACTATGAGGCAATCGTACCATCTGTATATGCCAATATAGAATCAGTTAGTGCTTTTGGTGGTGAAGAACTAACACCTCCAAAATACGGTAGAGTTTATATTGCAGCAAAACCCAAAAATGGTTCTTTCTTATCTGAGTTTACGAAGAAACAAATACTAACATCACTCAAGAGTTATTCTGTTGCAGGGATAGTTCCTGAAATGATGGATTTGAAGTTTTTATATGTTGAACTCGATAGTTATGTTTACTATAATACAAACTTTATTGGTGATCCACAAAACTTGAAAACTGATATTATAAGTGCCATGACTACTTTTGCAAGTGGACCTGAGTTGAATAAATTCGGTGGTAGATTCAAGTATAGTAAAGTTTTATCTCTAATTGACCGAGTAAGTGACTCAATCACATCTAATATTACAACCATAAGAATAAGAAGAAATCTTGTTGCTCAGATTGGTGTATTCAGTCAATATGAAATTTGTTTTGACAATACTTTCCATCGTAATCAGGATAATTACAATATCAAATCTACAGGTTTTACAGTATCTGGC